TGGAACTTGTAGAGCAAGACACTGCTTTCCGAAAGTCTGGCGATCTCGGCGAGATAGTACAGAATCAGCCTGAAACGGTTGAAAAATCCCTATGGGGCGGTAGTTTCCTCAAAACAGCCGACTTATTTAATTAAAAAAACAATAAGTAAAAAATCACAGGAGGTGACAATATGTCGGAACAAAATATAGAAAAGAACCAGCCTGGAACATCAGGTAATCTTGGTGGAACAGCACCAGGACTGTATCAGGGACAAGGTGCATTCGCATCTGGATCTGAAGCAGGTTCAAACGTACCAGGTAATTACACCGATGGTGGCGTGTTAGGAAATATCCCAACAGCACTATCAGGCGTTACATCTGGACCAAATGCAGTTAACCCTTCAGGTGAGGCTGGATCAGGTATCCTACGCCCAGAGCAAGCACGTCGTTTTATCGACTACGTGTGGGATGCAACCATTCTCGCCCAAGATGGCCGTCGCGTTACAATGAGAGCCAATACAATGGAACTCGAAAAGGTAAACGTCGGAGAGCGTGTAATTCGTGCAGCAGCGCAAGCAGTTGGCGACTACACAAACGCAGGTGCAACATTCTCAAAGGTTGAATTGACTACAAAGAAGATTCGTCTTGACTGGGAAGTATCTGCAGAAGCACTAGAAGATAATATCGAAGGAGCAGCACTAGAAGATCACATTGTCCGTTTGATGACAAATGCTTTTGGTAACGATATCGAAGATCTTGCCATTAATGGTACAGGTTCAGGTAGCGATGCATTCCTTGGAATTATGAACGGTTTCGTAAACCGTGTTAAGACTGATGGAGATGCACATGAGTCTGTTGTAACAGTCGCTGATAACGCCTGGACACCAGAAGTTATGCAGAACATCATTCTAGCAATGCCACGTAAGTATCGTGCAATCAAGAACAATCTAAAGTTCTATGCTGGTACAGATGTATTCCAGGGAATCGTTAAGAATAACGGTACTTTGGCAGACGCAGTTGCTGAAGCATTTGCTTCACGTGCTGGTGGTACTCCAGGAAATCGTCAAGCATACCTTGATGGTGGAGCACAGACATTCGGTGGAGCACGTACAACACGTGTTCTCGGAGTAGACGTACAAGAAGTTCCTTACTACCCTGCAGGATATGTCGACTTGACATTCCCACAGAACCGTGTATGGGGATTCCAGCGTGACATCACTGTAAACCGTGAATACAAGCCAAAGAAGGATACTGTAGAATACACAGTCTTCGTTCGCTTCGGTCTTCAGTGGGAAGAGCAAGATGCAATCGCATTCGCTGACGCTGCATCAGATGCATAATCTGTAAACAGTACAATTTAGGGGGAGTAGGAGTTAGTTCTCCTGCTCCCCTTATTACTTATAATGATATAATACTAACAAGGAGGAATTATGGAAAACATTAATGAAAATCCAATTGTAGAAGAAACAACATACGAATCACCAGTTTTTGAAGCACCCGTTGTAGAAGAACCTGTTGTAGAAGCCCCAGTGGTTGAGCATGTAGAAGAAACTCCAATTGTAGAAGAGGCTGCTCAAGAAGTAGTTGAAGCACCTGCATACCAGGCACCTGAAGAAGTTCAGGCACTTGGATCAGTAGCAGCAGGAGTCATTGGAGCAACAACAGCACCAAAGGCAACTGAAAGAAAGAAGAGCGCAAAGGTCGCAGAGCCTAAAGAAACTGTAGCACTTTACTCAACAAAGAATGTAACATGGTCAGAAGTAGGTAAGGTCTATCGTGGCTATAACATTGTTAGCAAGGGTGCTGCTGAAAAGTGGCTTACTCGTTCACACATTCGCATAGCAACCCCAGAAGAAGTTGCCAAGGAATTCGGTAAGTAATTCATGGAGATATTGAGAGTTCCGCCATACGATGACATTGTTGTAAATTTTGTTGTACCTTCAGGCTATGAAGATGCAGATATTTACGCAAGAGTAACAGATATGGCGGACCTTTCAGTACAGGTTTTAGAATTTTTAGGATGGTCAACAGGAGACAATATAAACATATATCTTCCAGGAAGATATGATAATAACTACAGAGTAGAGATTTATAAAATTAGCGAAGGTGAAGAATTAATTCACGAAGAATACTATGAACTAGTCCGACCATATGTAGACCCAAATACATTAGGAACAACAGCATCAGAGATTGCTGAATATAAAATTTTAGAATTAGTTGCAAGATCAATGATAGACACATTTGTGCCAGAAGGATTTTATAACAAAAAGATAACAATAGTTGGAACTGGAAATGGTTCAGACTACTTCTCTTTATGGGAAAAAGTTTACAGAATATTTAAGGTTTATGAGAACAATGTTTTAGTTTATGATAGATCAAATCCAGACTTAGGTGATTATCAATATGCAATAACACCAGATAAGACTGCTATACAAAGAGTTCGTGCAGATGTGCTTGAGTTAAATAGGTATGAGTCAACAGCACAAAATCTACCAGTAGCAAGTGGAGACCTTGGTTACTATGGATACGAAGGAATATCTTTCCCATCAGGATATGACTACACATTTGTTGTAGACCACGGATACCTGAATGTCCCTGATGACGTAGAGTATGCAGCAAAACTATTAATAGAAGATCTTAAGTGTGGTAAGTTAGACTACTACAAGAGATACATAACAGCATACAATACAGATCAGTTTAGAATTCAATTTGATAAGGCAATGCTTGGCGGTACTGGTAACTTCTTAGTTGATAAGATACTTGACAAATATGTTAAGACCATTGTCAAGCCAGGGATAATTTAATGATATGCGAAGAGCCAGACTTTATATTTCCAATGCAAGCAGACATATACTATCCAATTGTTGAGCAGGGAACCTATGGCAATGTTAAAAAGACATGGATTATAGACAAAACTATTGCTGCTAACTTTAATGCAGTTGGGTCTGCAGGCAAAGAAGAAATAACTCCAAATGTAAATATTACACAAAAGTCAATACTTATTGGTAGAGCAAAAACAGACTTAAGAATTTCAAGTTTGGATGCACCACATTCAATAACAAACATTGTACTAACAAACATACGTGACAAGAACTGCAATTACATTTATACAGAAACATCTGGTCCAAGATCAGGAAAGTCTACAATCTTTGAGATTGCAACACAAGAACCATTTGTTGGTCCCTTTGGCGGTATTGAATATTACAACTTGGTGATTCGTAGATCTGAAAATCAGGCGGTAGATGTCTAATGCTTAGCGTAGTTATAGATAGCAGACAGTTTCAAAAAGAACTAAACAACATTATGAAATACTCTTCTGGATTTATTGAGGGAGTACATAAAGGTAAATCTGCGCTATATATAAACCTAGCACCAAAGATAGCAGAGATGGCATCACAGTTTGTTGATGTAAATTCAAAGATGTCCCCAGAACTACTTCATCATATTTATGAGTGGGAAAAGGTTGGAAGCCCAGAAGCAAGATTGTTTGATATTGACTATAAGATTAGTGGGATAGGAATAACTTTTACATCATCTTTAAAGCAGTCTTCTTCAATTAAAAACGGATCAAATGTTCCATTCTATAATAAAGCAAGAATTATGGAAGAAGGAGTTGGAGTTACTATCAGACCAAAAAGAGCAAATGTTTTAAGGTTTGAGATTGACGGACAGGAAGTTTATACTTCAAGAGAAGTAAAAGTTGAAAATCCTGGTGGTCAAACACAAGGTCAGTTTGAAAAGGTACTTAATAACTTTTTTGGTGTATACTTTAGACAATCATTTTTAAACTCAAGCGGTCTTCTTCAGCACTTCAAGTCTCCGCAGGTTTATAATAAAAATTTAGCATCGGCAAAAAGAGGCGGAAGGTCTTTAGGTTTAAAGACTGGATACCAATGGGTTGCTAATGCAGGGAGAATGGGATAATGGCAGAATCAATATCAGCATTTAACACACCAGTTTTATGGATAAACAAATATCTTCAAGAGCAACTGGGACTTGATACAGGAATTGGTGTTCCATTCTTCCCATCTCGTCCAGCATCTATTGATGAGTTAACTGAAAGTTGGATTACAATTACTCCAGAAAGTACAGATGAGCCACAAAGACTTGCCTATGCTGGAGTTATGGCCACATGGGACAGGCTTGTTCGTATGCGTAGATCACCATTTCCACACATAAAGCAAGAGCAGTTGCTATATTATTTTTATGCAACAGAAAGCGATGTTACTGAAAAAATGGTTCAGGTTCAGGAAAAAGTTTTAAGGCTTATGGATCGTGAAGATGAGACAGCAGAAGAAATTAATAACTGGGCAAAAGGCAAAGTAGTCGATGGCATGTCAAGCATGTTCTATTTTCATAGATTTAGGGTCTACCAACTTGAAGAAGTGAGAGACATTATTGACTTTGGGACAGCCCGTACTTATGGCGGGAACAAGATAATCATCGACTTTGAGTATCACCAAGACACCCAAATTTCATCATCTTAAAAAGGGTGTTATAATTAATCTTGAGGAAACAAGCCCTTTTAATCCAAAAGAAAAAAAAGAGGTGAAATAAATGGCATATACACGTGGTAGCAGCAACAATATTATTGTTGGAGCAGCAGCCCTCTTCACACATGAAGCAGGCGTACTTACAGACGCAGCCCTTCCAGCATACGTAGCAGGAACATCATTCAAGACAACTTTGTCTAATGATGCCGACTTCCGTAACGTTGGATACACAATGAACGGTTTGGAAATTCAATTCCAGCCTGACTTTGGTGAGGTTGCAGTAGATCAGGTTCTTGACGTTGCTAAGTTGTTTAAGCAAGGCATGCAAGTAAACCTAAATACTACATTCGCAGAATCAACACTAGAAAACCTTTTGTTTGCATTAGCAGGCAAGGACGCAGATCTAGAAACAGTATCAGGAAACCCAACACTTAATCTTTCAGCAGGAGACATCGGCGAATGCCCTGTCGAGCGTGGTTTGGTTGCCGTTGGTCCAGGAACTGGCGAGTGTGCAGCATCAGATGAACTTGAAAGAGTTTATGTAGCATATCGTGCACTCTCAATTGAGAGCGTTACAGTATCTGCAAAGAGAGATGAAGCGACAATGTTCGAAGTATCATTCCGTCTTCTTCCAAATGATGATGCATCATACGGTAAGATCGTAGATCGCACTATCCCAGCAGCATAATACAACTTAATATATGAGAGGCTCAATCCTTCGGGGTTGGGCCTTTCTGTTTGGTATACTTATATAATGCCTACAGAAATATATAAAACCTCAATTATTGAGTTGTTTGATGGAACAGAACTATACATTACTCCATTAAAAATAAAATACTTAAAGTTATTTTTAGAAGAATTTGAAAATGTAAAAAAGGCAACAAACGATATTGAGGCAATTAATGCTTTGTGTAAATGTGCAACAATAACAATGAGGCAATACTATCCAAGCATAAAGACTCAGGAACAACTAGAAGATAATATTGATATGCCGACAATATATAAACTATTAGATTATTCAGCAGGTATTAAAATAAATGAAAAATCAGAAGAACCAGTAAAGGCTCAAGCAACAGATAGTGGATCTTCCTGGGATGAATTAGATTTAGCAGAGATAGAGTCAGAGGTATTTTTGCTGGGGATTTGGAAAGACTACGATGAACTAGAATCATCAATGTCGATGCCAGAGGTAATGGCAACCCTTAAGGTTAAAAGAGATCTTGACTACTCTAATAAGAAATTTCTTGCTGCCATGCAGGGTGTTGATTTAGATAAGTCAAGTGGTAAACAAGATGCCTGGGAAGAAATGAAGGCTAGAGTCTTTAGTGGAGGTCAAGCAGCAGACTCAAAAGATATTGTTGCACTCCAAGGAATCAATGCACAAAAAGCAGGGTTTGGAATTGGCATGGGCTTAACCTATGAAAAATTAGATGAATCTACACCCTCCAGCGTGGTATAATTAACTGTTAACCTATAAGGAGGAAGACTATGGCTGACAAGCCTTCAACAAATAAGACTACAAGCGGTAAGACTATTACATTAATCGACGGGACAGAACTTTCAGTAAGACCACTTAAGTTATCACTACTTAGACCTTTTATGGCTAAGTTTGCCCTACTCTCAGAGGCCTCAGAAGATAACGATAAGTCAATGGATATTCTTATTGATTGTGCACAGATTGCACTAAAGCAATTCAAGCCAGAATTGGCAGAAGACAGGGAAGCACTAGAAGATCTTCTAGACCTTCCAACTGTATATCAAATTATCGATGTAGCATCAGGGCTTCAAAACTCTGAAGCAGGAACATTGCTTAATTCGTTAAATAAATAAATAGGGAAGTGCATAGAATATGGCAGATGTAAATTCTAATATAAATATTAATTTTAATACGGCTGCCGCCCTTGCACAACTTCGTTCACTTCAGGCAGGCCTCAGCAGGTTTCATCAGTCTCTTGCTGAGGGCAACCTGGCTGCTTCAAATGCTCAAAAAGGTTTAAACGCTCAACTACTACAATCTATAGGTGCTACAGGAAAATTTTCTGCAAGCCAGGTTAAGGTAGCAGGAAGCACACTTGCATTTACTTCTGCACTAGAAAAAAATAAATTATCTCTTCGTGAGTACTATAGATACACAATGGCAGCAGCAACTGCCAATACCCGTGTTATGGGCAAGGCATTTGCACAAGAGCGAGAGATTATAAATCGTGCTCGTAGAGATAGAGTAAAGGCTTTACAAGCACAGTATATCCAGATGAACAAATCCAATTCTGGATTTATGGATGCAATCAGGATTATGCCAAAAAGCCTTGCAATGGCTAATGGAAAGTTTACAGAACTTGGAACACGAATTCAGTATGCTGCACAAAGACAGCAGTTCTTAAATCAGTTACTAAAGCAAGGATCAACACAACTCCTGAACTTTGGTAAGAATACTCAGTGGGCAGGTCGCCAACTTATGGTTGGTCTTACAATGCCACTTGCCTTATTTGGTAGCATGGCAGCAAAAACATTTAGAGAACTTGAAACTGAGATTGTAAAGTTTAAGCGTGTATATGGAGATGCTTTTACTAATGATGCAGAAACAGATAAAGCAGTAGAAAATATTAGAAAATTAGCAACAGAGTATACAAAGTACGGTGTATCAGTAACCAAGACTGTTGAAATGGCAGCAACTGCTGCAGCAGCAGGTTTTACAGGATCAGCATTAAATGCTCAAGTTGAAACAGCAACAAAGTTAGCAGTTCTTGGTCAAATAGAACAACAGCAAGCACTAGAAACAACCATCTCTTTACAGAGTGCATTTGGTATTTCAAGTGAAGAACTTGCAAAAAAGATTGACTTTCTTAACGCAGTAGAAAACCAAACTTTACTATCTATTGAAGATTTAACTATTGCAATTCCAAAAGCAGCCCCTGTTGTAAAACAACTTGGAGGAACTGTTGAAGATCTTGCATTCTTCCTGACTGCAATGAAAGAAGGTGGAATTAATGCATCAGAAGGCGCTAACGCACTTAAGTCTGGTCTTGCATCTTTAATTAATCCATCTGATAAAGCAGCAAAGTTTTTAGGCAATCTTGGCGTTAATATTCGTGGAATTGTTGAGGCAAATGCTGGAGATATTAAATCAACTGTTATTGGTTTTGCACAAGCACTAGATACACTAGACCCCCTTAACCGTGCACGAGCAATTGAGCAAATGTTTGGAAAGTTTCAGTTCTCACGTCTATCAACACTGTTTCAAAACGTAACAAAAGATGGTACGCAGGCTTCTAGAGCGCTTAACCTAGCAGGTGCATCAGTAGAAGAGTTAGCAATTCTTTCTGAAAGAGAAATGAAAAAAATTGAAGACTCAGTTGGTGTTAAATTCCAAGCAGCAATAGAACAGTTTAAGCAAACAATCATGCCATTAGGAAAAATATTCCTTGAAGCATTAACTCCAGTTGTTAAATTTTTTGGTGATATCTTTGAAAAGTTTAATGGACTTAGCGATGGCACAAAAAAAGTTATTGCAATTATTGTAGGTGCAGTTGCTGGTCTTGGACCAATTATTCTTATGACGTTTGGTTTGCTTGCAAACGGTATTGCAAATGTTATTAAATTCTTTTCAATGCTTCGTGGAGGAATAGCAAAACTAAACGGACAAACAAGTGTAATGGGTGCAGGCTTTAACTACATGACCCAAGAGCAGATAGAAAATGCCGCTTCTTCTCAACAGTTACATCAAACCCACACAAGGCTGATTGAAGTCTTTAATGTTGAAGCAGGATCTGTTAATGCTCTTGCTTCATCTTATAATTCATTAAGCACACAGATGAGGTCTATGGCATCTCAAAACCCAGCGTTATTTGCTGGGGGAATGGGAGGAGCAAAAAGAGCAGTAGGAAAGTTGCCTCCAGTTAGAAAATATAAAGATGGGGTTTTAACTGTTCCAGGACCAAAGGGTGCTGGAGATGTTGTTCCTGCAATGCTTTCTCCAGGAGAAGCAGTTATTCCTACAAAGACTACAGACAAGTATAGAGGTCTTATAACTGCAATGTTTAATGACAAGGTTCCAGGTTTTATGTCTGGAAGAATTCCTGCTGGTCCTGCAAATATGTCTTTACAAGATCTTAAAATACAAAGAGTCCAACAAGGTTCTAAAAAAGTTTCTTCTAGTCTACATTCAGAAAGCCAGTCTGGAGCAGTATTTGTTGGTATGCCAAAGTCAGCAGCAGAGGCATCACAGTCTAGACAAATATTAGAAAAAATATCTAACACTGTAAAATCTGGAAGATTTGGATCACTGCCACCTACTAATTTTGGAACACTTCTTCAGCCATTTTCTGGAAGAAGTTTCCCTGCACGTGGAGTTGGCGGGGTATACAGAAAACCTAACGGACAAGTTGTAGTAGTAAAACCAACAATAGATGAAAAGACTGCATTAGCAGAAGTACGTGCTACACAGATTGCAAGAGAAGTTCACGGACTGGTATCTCCAAAACAAAGTATTAAGACAATGCTAGACCCAACTGATCCATCAGGGCAAAGAAAGTTTATAGTTATTGAGTCCCCATATGATCCAAGAATAGCATCAGCCACTGAAAAGTTTACAAAGTCTGACATGATTAAGCAGTTAGTTGCTTCAACACTTAGAGGAGATAAAGATTTACAGAAAGCAAATCTTTCTGGTAATGTCTTATCAGATGTTGGAACTGCTGGAGTATTTGATAAAGCATCTGGATTTAGAGATTTTGCTAAAGCAATGCCAAGCATGGAGCAACAAGCAATAATAAATCTTCTTGGTGTAAAGGGTGGAGCAAAGAAGTTCTTTGCACAAGAAACATCAGGTATTGCTGCAGGAATGAAGCCAGCCCAGTATGATGCAGCAATAAAGGCAGAAATTAATAAATCAATACCAAGACTAGAAAAACTTTTAAAATCTTGGGATAAAGATTTAGACCCAACTGAAAAAGTTGTATATGGAAATATGCTTGAAAGACTTAAAGCAGGTAAGAATACTGATTGGGCATCACTTCAGCCAATACATGCTCGTGCAGGAGAAGGTATTAAAAAACTTATGGCTGGTGAAATTCCAGATGCATCAAGATCTGAAATAAAAGAACAACTAAATAGGTATGCTCTTGCTTCCCCATTAGAAGATCAGTCAAGAAGAAATGATTTAAGAAGAAGCGTAGAAAGTGAATTTAGAAGAAAACTTGATACTCTAGATCCTGAAAGAGCAAGAGTAATAAAAGCAGCATGGGATGGCGGAAAGGTTCCTGTTCCTCCTTCAATGAAGGAAAGAAGGTTTGCACCAAAACAATCAACATTCTTAAATGAAATTTCTAAGATGACTCCTATTAATGTTGATGGTGTAACAAAATATATTCATCCAGATGACCTAGATGCGTTTAAAGCAGATCCTAATGGCAGAGCAAAGTATGCAAGAACAAAAGAACAAGTACTTAATAACGTTATGTATAGAATGGGCGTTGCTCCAGATGCCGATGGAAGATTTGTTTCTGGTGGAAAGTTTTCTGGAAGGTTCGGTAGTTTATCGGCATTCAGAACAGACTTAAGGTCAACTGGAAAAGCAGCAGGAGGCGGAGTTGCAAACACAAGCAAAGTTGTAAGACCTTTTGCAAGAAAAGAAATAGAAGATTACAACAAGAGAGTTGGAGATCCTCTTAAAACAAAAACAGGAAGAGCAATGCTCGCTCTTGG